CAGACGCTTGCAGAACTGGACAGGTGAAAGCCCATCGCTAAACAGGTTCTCAAGGTGATCGATATATTGCGCCTGTCGATGGGTCAGTACTTCCGCCTGCTGCTTCGCTTCCATAGCATCAGCCCATGCGCGCGCCAGCTTAATCGGATCGTTCATGTCCGGCAGCAGAAGCCCGCCGACCTCTCTGAGGCGAAAATAACTGTCCTCCAGCCCTTCAAAGAAGGTCCATGCCTCATCCGTATCGACGATTTTGGACATGCGCGCGGCACCCTTCTCTGTCCATAGCGTCAGGCTTCTGGCTTTGGATGAAATTTGTGCGTGACTATTAGTCACTCGCAAATCGCGGAGCTCGTCGCCGTCTACGATGAAGATATGAATCCCTTCGACAAAACGACCAACGTTGCGTGAAAGGTTTTTACGGATGTTGGCTTCGTCAGTGCCATAGCCTCTGGCTAATAGCTCTGTCGTGATCACACGCTGATCGCGATACATGAGAACGGGAACGCTAACTGAAGCGTTCGAAGAGATAACTACGGGGTTTACGCCAGACGCAGCTGCGCCCAGTACCTGATTCGGCATATTTTGCTCTCCACACCATTTGTTTTATCCGGTCCCGCCCCCTCATCTGCAAATGAACGGGACCAACCTTTGCCGGCAGCGTCTGCAAACGCTTATCTGCATAACCATCATAATGGTTCAAAAATAAATTTCACGACTTAAGTGTATTCACCGATTTTTATATGCGAAGCCAACGTCCTAAGGCAACAAGGCTATACCTTAATCAAGACGCTCATTCTTCAATCAAGACGCTCATTCTTCAAAACAAGGGTTACCTGACCGAGCCACTTACCAAAAAGTGCTGAATTTTTGAATACATAATATTATGCAACGTGTGTATTTTAACTCAACTAGTACCATTCCTGGTAAACTAAAAAAATGAAACATTAACTAACTAAGGCTTTAACTAACGGAAATTTAAAGGATTGAGCAATCACACTGAAGAACATTGCACGCCAAGTTCAATTTTTTTGATTTATTGGCTGTTAGTTTATTTCACATGTATCTAAAAATGGAAATGTAAAAATCGTCAAATCCAGCTTATCGCTATTTTTTTAATTTTATCACTTTAGCTTAGAGCATATGTTCTGTAAAAAAAATATTTGCCTAATCTTGAGTTATGCTTGAAAATAGCCACATATTAACAGAGGGAACTTTAATATGAGTCAGGACTTAAAGGTTGGAGCTTTAGCAGTGCTGGGTGTTTTTTTTCTTTTAGGGGGTATTAACGCTTACTCGAAAAAGCAAAGCGCAATTAATGAAATTAGTTCATGTGCAACTATAAATACAAGCAATGCAGTATCTAATGTCGAAAGAGACTTATTGGGCAGGCATGACACAAGCTTGTTTGGAGAGGAATTTATTACTCTTGATTCCATCCTCTTCCATAATGAAACGATTGGCAAACAAGGCACAAGGGTCATCGTCCCTTTCACTCTGATTCGCTCTCAAGGTCAAAATGAATATGAGGCTGAAGTAAGATGCTCTGACTTGAATATCATTAAATACATAAAATTATAAATCTAAAACGATTTCAAAATATCTGCTTCTGCAATCACAATAACTTTAATGCACTTAATTTATCTTTGAGATTCTCAAAGACTCACACAGCAATCAGGTGATTATATGTTAAAACCCTTGAAATACTACGCTGGCAAGGACAGGTCAAATAACCTCCTTTTACATTGCGAAGATTGCAAACATTTGCCCACTTCAGATTTCCGCACCTTTATTGGTAGTTTTTACACGCCGAATCAGGCATTTTCATTAGCGGCTAGGAAATTTTCATCTCTAGAGCACTGTACCTTCTGCCAAGATGAATCGAAACATTACATAAATGATGAAACACGTTTTCCATATGTATATTTCGACTCTACGATTTCATTAAACAAAGGCAAGAAAACATTAAAACCAGTACATCATTCCCCCCCTACTAAGAAACCCAAATTTTGATTTTCTTTATTTTAACCTGAAAGCGCCCGAAGGCGCTAATTTCTTAAATGCAGACTGAAAAAAATATCACTAATTGTACATTATCAGAAACGGCAGAATTAACTTTACCCCGTTTCTCCCATATCTGGGATCGTCATCTGTCCCGCCAGTTCAGCGACAGCGGCGCGGAGCATGCGGATGTTTTCCCAAGTTGATTTATCGGCACGTTCCACCAGGGCGATAAACTCTGCCATGGTCATTTCCGTCTTTAGACGGGTCTCTATAGCTACTGAACTGAAGCGATTGAACTTCTCCATTAACCCTGCATCGTCCAGATCGGGATACTTAGCGGCCACCCAAACTTTCAGCTCCGCGTTTTCCAGCTTTTTCTGCTTCAGGCGCTGTGCTTTGGCAAGAATCTCCGCCGGCACTACCACTACAGCTGGATTTTCGAAAGAGTCTGCAGCCCAGGTGTGGGCATATCGGGATTCCTGAAACGTGTAAATGTCTTTATCGCCAAACATCGCAGCGGCGCAGGCCCAGACCTCAATACCGCTTTGCTCAAGGATGCCAGCGCGGGTTAGCGGCATGTTTTCGTCATACTGGCTATCAGCGTTTACGGCAGGCTGCGCCGCGCCGACGGGGATTCCTGAGCGGTATTCGGTGATGATGGCCATAACTTCTTCAATACGGCTCAGGTCGATAAGCAGCGCGCCTTTCCCCTCTTCGGCTTCTCCTTTCTGAGCGTCACACAGCAGTTCCACCAGGCGGCGGGCGCGCGCGGCGCTGAACTGCGGCATCGCATCGGCCTTGGTCAGCTTCTTCTTGCCAGTCGCCTTCGCCTTATCCAGCTGCGTTCTGGCTACACTCCCAGCCTTCACCCCATGCTCACGCACCAGCGCCACTGCAGTAGTCGCCGCGACCTCTCTGTTTTTCACCATGGCGATCAGCTCATCACCGGAGGTAAGCAGCTGCAGGTGATGCTCCACGTCAGCAATAGAGCGCTTCACCTTCTTCGCTATCTCTGCCGGTTCCATACCCTGATTGCTCATGCGCTGATAGGCTGCTGCGCGCTCCAGCGGTTCCAGCGCGCGCCCCTGGCTGCTCGTGACCATGAAGGCGATGCGATCGGCCTCGGACCCTACGAAATCTTTGCACTCCAGGCGGATGTCATAGCCAGCTTCTTTCGCCAGCAGAGCGCCGTGGTAACGATGATGACCGTCGATGATCTTAATGCCCTGCTCAGTGACCTGCACAGCGAGCGGAGGCACATGCTCACCAGCGATGAAGGCATCGCGGAATTCTTCGACGTGCGTCTGGTCAATTTCACGGATGTTGTAACCACTTTCGACATACAGCTCATCAACGCCCAGCAGGTAAGTTTTGCGGGTAGTGATGTTGGTTTCGGTCTTTGCTTTGTTGTCGTAAATTCTTGCTAAGTTAGTCATTTGTTTGCCAGCTCCCAGGACAGGGTAACGATCAGCGCGGCGATCATCAGGGCCGCAGTGCGAATGCTTTGGTAAAAAATCACGTTGCGCTCGTAATGGCGCAGCACACGGGCTTTCATCAGATGCCACCCTATGCGTCGGCGCTCGGCTTCGGCCTTAATGCCTTTGCTTTCTGCATGCACATCCGCCGGCGCGCTACAGCCTGATCACGAAAGCGAGGCTTAGCCGTGGCGTCCATCGCGTTCAGCCATACCGTTGCCGCTCGGCTCCAGCAGTTGCGAGCCTGAAGGGACATAGCCAGTTTGCTCAGGCGCGCGTATTCAGCGTCTACAGCTGTTGCTTCTTCAACCAGGTAGTAGCGGAACTTTATGTCCATGTAGACTTCGCCCATTGCTAGCAGAGTTTTCCCTGCTTCGCGTACAGTTCGCACGTTCGCCTTCATCCCATTCGCCAGTTCGGAAGCTGTCAGGCCCGGATGCTCTTTCAGGTACGCCAGAATCATTTGTTCAGTATTCATCGTCGCGTCTCCTGTTAAGCGCCACGGAAGCCATCGGGGATTTCGTAATTAGCGCTGGGCATTTGCATCACATCGCGCTGCCATTTGCCGTTCACGCATGGTGGGCGCCCTGATTTATCCCATTTCGTCGCGGACTGGAGATAGCCAGGGAAGTTTTTGGGAATGAACAGAGTTGCTGGGCGCAGATACTGGGCCTGCTCAGTGTTCTGCCAGTGTGCGTTTTTATAATCGACCACCAGTAACAGCTCACCGAGCTCATAACCTTCTGCCAGCCGCGCACGGATATTCTCCAGGGATGATTTGCAAACCTGAAATTTGGCTCCGGTAGTTTGGTTAAGGTGAACAAGAACCTTCTTAGCGTGATCAGTCAGTTCAACATCGCGGTCGGGTTGCGCAGCAACCTGACAAGAATTCTCTGTTGTACTCTCTGTAGTAATCTCTGTTGTATTCTCTGTAAGAGTGGGACAAATTGACCCGATGGATTGGGACAACTTGTCCTTATCCATAGGGACAAATTGACCTTTTCGATCAGGACAATTTGTCTCTCTCGATAGGGACAAATTGTCCCTATCGGCCAGCAAAGGGCTTGAGTAGTTAATTGCGTAATAATTAGTCTGGTCGTGCTGCCTTTTTTTAAGCTGCTCAACATAAATCAGCCCCATCTTTTTCAATGATGAAACCGTTCTTTGTATCGTCTTCGCGGTCCACCATGGAAACTGCTCATTCCAGGCATTAATGCTGTTATAAACCCAGCGTTTGCCGTCATATTCGATGCCAGAGGTGGTGTCTTCCAGCCAGTAACAGATTTGCTGAAGCACGATGGCTTCATTCAGCCCGATACGGCATGCCAGCACTGGGCTGATGACCAGCGGCTTCACTTTTAGAAGTAAACTCATGAGCTGCCCCTACTTCCCTAAAATTGCGCTGAAACTGGTCAAGTGGGCTGAAGCACTCACCATGTTCGTAGTTGTCGCGCAGGTAGATAACGCGGTTGGTTTCAGGCTCCCACCGAACGACACGGACGATGACGCCGCGCTTGTCTTTAAAGCGTCTGTTAACTTCACGCATTTTCCGGTCTCCGGCTTGCGATAAAATTCTGCCCAGGCTGCTTCGACTACCCGGCGAGATGCCTCTTGGTAGTTGTTGGCGCCATCAGCGGCCGGTATGATTTGCTCATACCAACGAACGCCGGCAATTAAACGGCAACGAAATTGCCCTGTTGGTCTGTTCTGGCTTACAATGGACATGCGATTATTTCTCCACACCATGCTGATTTGATCGCTCCGACGCCTGGGGGCTGCAACCTCCGGGCGTCACTTTTTTATGGCCTTCTTACGGCTGAAGGCCGTGATAATCGAACGCACTTCCTCATCACGCGCCGCCAGATGCTTGCGGTGGTGAATCATAATTTCCTGCGCCTCTTCCTCATCAATCACGCCATCTGCAACTGCCTGATCGATAATTTGGTCAACATGACCGCGCTGTGCCGCTGTTCTGACTGATTTGTTAAACAGCTCCACCATGTCCAGATCTTCAAACTTCGGAATGTCCACCAGCATTGCGCCGCGGCGCGCTGCGAAGTATTCAGCCAGGTAGTTCGTTCCTGACAGGTCCTCCATGGCTTCCAGCTCGTGATGCTCGAAGAAACGGCAACCGTTTTTCTCATACAGGTTGTTGTTGAACTGCGTCAGGGTCATACCCAGCGCGCCGGCCATTGCAGAACGACCGCCCGCAAAGGCTTTGCACATCGCTTTTACTGTCTCTTTGATGTCTACCATCATGCTTTTCCTTTGGTAGTTATGTTGAAAGTGATGCTGATTTATCCTGCTTACTTACCCGGCATACCGTCTTTAGCATTCGGGTAAATGTCAGGCCGAAGCTGGTGTGGCGTTACGGACCATCCTCCCCACTGGCAAAGCTTGATTACTCGTTCAGGTGGAACGCGATCTTTAGAAATCCAGTTGGCAACGGACTGCACTGAGCTGAAGCCAAACCGGCGAGAAACCTCTGACATTGAACCAACAGCTCTCACCGCCTGTTCGCTGACGTTTTTGAAACTTTGCTGCATCTCTCTGCCCTCATAGATGGGATGCGTTATATACTACTTAAAGTAGCAAATTAATACAACTTAAAATAGAAATGACAACTATGCTTTGTGCGCTTAATCTTCCACTTATGGTGGAAGAAGCTAAATACAAAGACTTTGCCGACAGGCTTAATAAGTCGCTCCAGAACATGGATTTTGGAGTAAAAGAACTTTCAGAACTTAGTGGCGTCTCGTATGAGATGGCGCGGCGCTACACGCTTGGTACAGCAAAACCAAGAGATGAGAAGATGATGAGAATTGCTGAAAGGCTTTCAGTGTCTCCAGCTTATCTTGACTATGGAGTAACGGATGACAGTGACAAGCCTGAGAAAGGAACTGTCAGAATCAAGCAGTTAGATCTGCATGCATCCGCTGGCCACGGCTATATTAATCAGCCGTTCCCCACTGTCATAAGCTCTATTGAAATCCCTGAGCCTCGCATTTACGAACTATTTGGCCGTCGAACACTGGATGGTATTGAGCTGATAAATGTTGATGGCGACAGTATGATGCCGACATTAAATCCCAAGGATTTGCTATTTGTTGACAGAAGTGTCGACCACTTTAATGGTGATGGGGTTTATGTGTTCAACTTTGAAGATTCAACCTTTGTAAAACGACTACAAAAAGTTAAAGGCCGTAAACTGGCGGTACTTTCCGATAATGAAAAATATCCCCCTTTCTTCATTGAAGAGCATGAAATGTCAGAGCTTTTCATCTTCGGCAAGCTCATAAGATGCCTGCCCTTAAAGCTGATTGACTTCGGCTAAAGCAAAATCTCTTCGCAAAACCGGCTTAAGCCGGTTTTTTTATGCCCATAAATCAAGAATATGCATAAAGATGACAACTTACGCCCATTCTTTCTACTTTTTGTAGTTGATTTTCTCTACTTAAAGTAGCTATATTTAGCTCACCGGTTTTATTACTCAGGCAGATAAATGAACATCGCTAAGCAGATGGCTAACACCAAGTTTTGGGACCTGATCACTTTTCTTTACCTGTTCCCGGATGCCGAACTGGTTTGCGATGGGGATGTTGGAATCGTGTTGTTGGAGTGCTGTGTCGATAGCCCGGCAGCAAAGCCGGTTTTTTGATGGATGACGGTGTGTTGTTTGGCGGTTTATTCAGTTCGCAATCTGATTTAACCGCTCTTTTTTTCACAATGAAAAGGGCATTTGCAAAGCGGGTGTTTTCGAACGCTTAGAGACGTGGAGTGAATGCCCTCCTCATTGTGGTGAATGCGCATGCTGATGCGCCAGGGAGCATAGCTCGTTCAAACGCTCCGTTATCCCAGACGAGATGTCGGAAATCAGTGCCGACCATCACAACCTATATTCTTCGAAGTTTCGGTGTGGAGAAATCAGGCTGTGGGTTATTGCAGTAACCCACCAGCCATTTAAGCGAATCCCTCAGTTTTTTATTGCCGTTACTGGCAAGGGATTCATGCAATCAAAAATCGTGTGGAGAACATATGCAGAAGCCTAACGACGACATCAGAGTCGGGATCATCATCTTCCCCTACTCCAGCATTTTACGCGGCTGGATCGCCCCAGATGGCGAGCTGGTAAAGAACCCGATTAAAGCTCAGCGCATGGCTGAGGAAATGTATCGCAACATCACCATCCATTGAGGCGCCCAACATGCTCAACGCAAAATCAAATAAAGAAATTGTTGCCGCAGGCCATTCATTTGCCAAAAACCTCTCAGCCGATACCGGCCTGATGGATATGGCCAAGATGGTAAGCGAGCTTGCTACACGTCTCGACGTTGCGAACGCGCGCGCCAGTGTAATGGCAGGTGAAGTGCTGCGCATTAACAGCATCATGCCGGACGCAATCGCCGCGCTGAATGCCACCGGCGACCATATGAGCCTCGTTGCCAACCTGAATGCCGCAATGATGACACCAGCTGCTAACGAATGGATTAAGGCGCTCCAGGCTGAAGCCGTCGTGCAGACGCGGAAATACGTCCAGACCATGACCAACCACCAGCAGCCCGGCGTATCACACGTTATTAACCTCATCTCGCAGCTGGAGATGGATATGCTGCGCACTAGTGCCGGTAAGGTTGGTGAGTGATGGAACGCTGCCAGAATTGCCGACGCTTCACGGGGCAGCCGCGCCAGCCCAAAGTTGGTGAACACGTTGACTTCACTATCGTCAGAGGGGATGGGCGGAGTAAGCGGATATCTGTACGCACCGGTAAGTTGATGCTGATAAAAGCTGATGGTTTCAGCGTCATCTATCGCGGCAAGGTTTATCACTCTGATGCGGTGTCATGCCCGGATGAGCCTTCGGCTTTAACCCTGTCTTTCGTCGGCATGTGCGAGTGCGAAAAGGAGGCTGACCATGCGTGAGCGCCCGATCCTCTTAAACGCCGACATGGTGCGCGCCGTACTGAACGGCAGCAAGACGCAGACGCGCCGGATTATCACGCCGCAGCCCTTTGACCGCAGCTGGGCACGTCACGATCATCAAATCGAAATCGCCTCGGGTCGTGCAGAGAACGGTGATGAGATTGATGGTCTACTGGCCTACACGAAAAGCAGCGGTGGAGAATGGCACGCGTTCTGCCCGTTCGGTCAGCCAGGCGATCGCCTCTGGGTGCGTGAGACGTTCCGCGTGCATAGCCGGGCTACTGACGTAGCGACGCTGGTTTATAAAGCCAGCGGGCGCCAGAGCTGGACTGAGCAAACACACCGCGTGCCAGCTTCTGTATGCAATAAGCCCGCAGTTATCGAAAAGTGGACGCCATCCATCCACATGCCGCGCTGGGCTTCCCGCATAACGCTGGAGATTACCGGCGTCCGTGTGGAGCGCTTGACCGCATTGTCTGACGATGACGCACGTAATGAAGGTTGCCCAGCCCAATTACCGCACAACCCTGAAGATGAACATCAGGCGCGCACATGGTTCCGGGGGTTGTGGAGTGAAATCTACGGAGAGGAAAGCTGGCAGGCTAACCTGTGGGTCTGGGTGATCGAGTTTAAGCGCGTGGAGGGGGAATGATGATCCACTATCACGGTGGCCCGATTACACCTGACCTTGCCGCGCTGAAAGCCTGGCGCGGCCGGCACGCCTTTATCTCGTTTGCCCATCCCGAGCAGCTTGGGCTGGCGTCTGAAGCTTGCCAGTCATTCGCGCTGGATAACGGCGCGTTTACAGCGTGGAAAGCAGCTGGCCGCAATAAAATCGACTGGGCAGATTATTACGAGTTCGTGGCGCGCTGGAAAAATCATCCAGGCTTCGATTTTGCGATCATCCCCGATGTAATCGACGGCGGAGAAGCGGAGAACGAGGCGCTACTTGATGAGTGGCCGCACGGTGATTTCTACGGCGTTCCAGTGTGGCATATGAACGAAAGTGACGAGCGTTTCATTCGGCTTTGCAATGAGTACCCGCGGGTAGCGATCGGCAGCTGTGGCGAGTATGACGTGAAGCGGCCAAACCTCGCTGTTTCGCGGATGAAAGACCTTATTCGCCACGTGACCGACGCTTACGGACAGCCGATCGCTAAGCTCCACGGTCTGCGCATGCTCAACCCGCAGATATTTACCAAACTACCGCTGGCGAGCGCCGACAGCACCAACGTCGCGCGCAACATAGGTATTGATAAAGCATGGTCTGGCGCATATGCGCCGGCATCGAAAGAGACCCGCGCCGCCTTATTGGTTGAGCGTATCGAGTCGCATAACAGCCAGGGTTCACTGATCTATTGCGAACAACGGGACCGCATCTCTCTGCAAATGGCGCTGGAGGTATAGCAATGAGTAACGTTCTAGCCCTGAAATTCAGTAATGCAGAGCCGGATCAGTTGCTCGGAACTCTGTCGGTTGAAGAGGTGATGGAGGTTCTTAAAGAAAGGGTTCGCTCTGAGGTTGTGGAAGAGGTGCGCGGCGATTATCAAGGGCAAATAGATGACCTGGAATGCCAGCTCGATGAGGAAGGAGACTGGAGAAACGATGCCGAAAGCTGGGAATGCGATGCTATCGGGCTCTATCGTGCTATTGAGGCTGCTATTGAACTTCCCTGGACCGAAGGGTTACCACTTCTACGCCAGGCGATGGCTGAATACGGAAAGGATATCGACTGATGCCTAAATCCGCCGCAGAACGAAAAGCCGCGCAGCGTGCCCGCCAGGCCGCTGCCGGCGGTAAAAAGCTGGAGTTGAAGCTGGATAGTCAGGAAGTCGAGATGCTGGCGCAGAACTGCGCCGCACGCCGGCCCGGTCGCGAGCCGTATGAGCTGAACGAGTACATCACCATGCTTATCCGCAAGGACGCGGCTGAGCTTGCGCAGCAGTTGGAAGCGCTGGCGAAGCGCCAGTGCGGGAAGTGTGGCGATAACCTGCCGGTAAGCGCGTGCCCCTGCCAGGGTGATTCGCAGTGCTGGGCCACCAGCGGCTGGCTTGAGACAAAATTAAACATCATGCCGTGACATGTCACGGATGCTTAACCTGTTGCAGCAGGAGTGGAGAAAATAATGAATTCAGATTTTATGAGCGAGCAGGAAGTGATGCAGGAGATCGGAAAAGCACGGACAGCACTCTGGCGGCTACGTAAATGCCACGGCTTCCCGTCACCAGTTCTTACCCATCCGGCGCGTTACAGTCGCAAAGCTGTGCAGCGTTGGATCGAGTCAGGCGGCGTTAACCGAGCTGTTTGACATGCCAGAATATCTTATCAGCGTAGAGCTCATAGGCTTTACGCTGCTCTTCTAACCAGTCGTGCTTGTTGTATACCGCCATCACCCCGCCCAGTTCATGCCCCAGCATCTTCTCCGTAACATGAGGCATCACCCCTTCGCTGGATAAATTAGTCACAAGGGAGCGCCGGAAATCATGAGTGCGCCATTCGGGTATTTCAATCCCGCTGCGTAACTTCTTCATGTAGAGGTTAGATGACGATCTGTCTATCGCCTTATCTAACTCCTGCCCCGGAAAAAGCACGTTATTTTTTGTGGCCAGCAGCTGCTCGATGTAAGGCCTCACCTGTTCGAATATTGGGCGCCGAATAACATTCCCCATCTTCGAATGTGCGGCCGGCGTGGTCCAAATCAGGTCGTCCATATTGAACTCTGACGCCGTTGCCAAGCGTAGTTCTGATAGCCTCGCACCCCAAAGCAACAGCAGCTGATGAAGCACGCGGTTTGAGGTCACGATTTTGCTGTTATCAAGCGCCAGCCAGATTTTTGCAAGCTCGGTATAAGTCAGCACGCGATCACCTACATCAGGCTTTTTCCCGATGTTTTTCACGCTTAGCTTTGTGAGTTCACATGAGGGAATCAGCTGCCGGCTGATGCACCAGTTGATGACAGATCTCAGCTGAAGCAAAAGAACGCGCGCCTTTTTCTTATTTAGCTTTTCCTGCTTATCGAAGAACAGGACCCATTGTGAGACAGGAATATTGGCCACAGGCATATCTTTAAATTCTGTGTACATGGTGTTGTACACGACGGATTTGTACAAGATGCGGGTGTTTTGTTTTAGCCCTTCGACGTACTTTTCCCACCACTGATCGAGACACTCCTGAAGCGTCAGCTCACCCTTACTACTGGCAAAGTAGGTTTTAGGGTGGATGCCCTTCGTGTACAATCCGCGCATCTCGCCGACAATGACGCGCGCGTCTTTGAGTGTGGTTCCCGGATAGCGGCCAACAGTGAGGCGTACAGGCTTGCCGTTCCAGCGAAAACGGAACTGAAATGAGATCGTGCCGGTAGGTGTAATGCGTGCGCTCAGACCATCCCCATCGGTTACTTCAGCTGGGCCGGTATAGGGTTTGCCGTTAATGCTTCTGAGTTTGGTATCGCTGAGCGCCACTACCTTATGTCCTGTACACATTGGTCTAACGCATTCTGTACTCAATGTGTACGCAAAGGCAAGTGAACGAACCTATTTCAAGATGGTTTACATTGAAACAAAGTAAGATGAAGTGAAAGGTAAAGGTTGTTAAAAACTCAGGTTTTCCGGTAGTATAGAAACCAGTTCGAACATCGTTGAACTCGTCGAAACGATGTCCCCTTAGTTAAATGGATATAACGAGCCCCTCCTAAGGGCTAGTTGCAGGTTCGATTCCTGCAGGGGACGCCATATGTTAGCCCACCTAAGTATTTTAAAAGCCTAGTCAACTCTTCAGCTTCAAGCGCTTACCTCTCTTTGTAGCCCGTTAACCTACACCGTCATATTTCAAAACCCGCGCTGTTTTGTTGATATCTATGTTGGTATGTTAAGTTCGAAAATGTAGATACCATCAGAAGAGGGTTTTAGTATGGCGATCACTGAGTTAACAATAATAAATACAAAGTCTTCTGATAAACCTGTCAAATTGACAGACGGTAATGGTATGCATCATTCCCGGAAAGCGACAACCTGTGAAGGGAGTAAAATATTCTGCAAGAGGAGCAAAGATGAAACCCCCACATCTGGTTCCACTAAGCACACAAGCTAAAGCGCTCCTGGAAGAGCTTCACTCGATCAGTAGTGATAAAGAATTTATGTTCAATAGTTTTACTGGGAACGACAAACCTATCAGTGCAAACACCGTCAACAAAGCATTCAGGACGATGGGCTACGATACGAAAGCAGAAGCCTGCGGGCATGGTGTCAGGACTATAGCGTGTGCCTTAATCGAATCGGGGTTATGGGCGAGAAATGCTGTGGAAAGACAAATGAGCCACCAGGAACGCAACAGTGTCCGAGCTGCATAAATGCATAAAGCGGAGCATTTGGAAGAACGGAGACTTATGTTGCAATGGTGGGCTGACTACCTCGAAGCATGTTAACAAGGGGCACTAACACCTTTCTCCTTTTCAAAAGGTTCGGAATTCTGAGTTGGATAATTATCCTGTAAACAGGAACATCTTGAGATTTACATTTTAAATAAATTTCTTATCTATTGATTCACTTTGTCCAAAAGCAAAGCGCAATTGATAAAGAATAGTTGCTTACTTGTTAAGGCACTCTACTTTGATGGGAAAAACGCCATAACCTTTTCGAGCAACTGAACGTTAAGGAAAATATTAATTTCAGGATTGCGGTAAAATTGTATGATAGTTACTTATTTAACTGAAAGGGATTGATTTGGAATGAAAGGAATCGATAAAAGACTAATCATCTTTACTACAAAAAAAAGATTCAATGACAGAAATGCCGATGACATGCAAAGTGGCGACATGGATGTTGATACGTTGAAAAAGCATTATCATCTTGGGCAAGTATCAACTTTCATAGACTGGACTACTTTTGGCCCCTCGTATCAGCATCCCGCTACTAACTCCATCCGGCCAGTTAGTAGAGAAAGAACCATAGGGATGTTATACGATGAACTGAGATCTCAGTCTTATGTCTTTTCTTTCCGAGGACCATACCAGGGCTTGATCATAGATCTTTTCAATCATATGCAGCGCAGTAATGGAAAAGATTATCAGCATCCGACTATGAACAATGCCTACAGAAATCTCATTTTGAGTGACAACTCTGCCAATAGCACATTATCCATAATTAAAAATACTATCGAGCAATTTGATTTCAACAAGTCCGAATTGACGAAAGAACTTTTTTCAGCTGTGTTATCTAAAAGCCATTTACCTAAATACACAAGATGGAAAGATTTTTTCAATGGCATGGGGATTACCGTCCATGACATAAACAGCACAGAAATTTCTATCGAAAACTTGACCTTCCAGGGAAATAAATATACTGCGATTGTCAAATACAGAGCACAAGACCATTTTGGCTTAGATAAAGAAGATATCTTAAAAGCTAAATTCAACTCTATTACTTTATTTAGAATATGGTTCGTATTACAGAGGGCTAAGCATTTTGCTCAAAAGCCATTTTTCACAAATTTCGAAGCCACTATAACATTGACAGGAGAAAACAATGTTTAACTATAAAAGGACTGGGGCAATTTTATTTTTTTTAATAATAGCATACTGCATATGGATTATTGTAAGACCAGCTAAAATAGTCAGAATTGATAATGGTGCGGTTTTTGTAGAACATTTACCGATGACTACAGAAGGGAAACTAAACTGGTGGTTGAAAAACAGAGAGTTACTTGAGAATAAATATCATATCTTCAATACCCCTGATAACTTCACAGTTATCGTCATGAGTTTCGGTGGTTATGAAAAATTACCAACCGGAACCAGAGATGGTTCAATTGATGACTATACTTGCTTTGATGATACTAATAGCGAGCATAAGAAATGTGTTTATAACAGTATAGCGTTAGTCGTTAGGGGTAGCCTAAATGGTAAAGTTTTTATAACAATAGACGGTAAAACTTATCTTCAAAACGATAATGATAAAGCTATAATTTATAAAAACTAAGCCACGTAATCTAAGGCACAATTAAAAATAAAAAAATACTTTTAGCATTAATACTTTTCACTCCTTTATCATTTACCGATTCTAATGTTAAAGGTGCGGAAACAGCCGCGCTGAATTTCAACAAATGGTATGTTGATTAGCTTATGCAGGATAAATCTTATCTGACTGATTACTCATCCATTTCAAAATATGTAACAAGTGACACGATCAGTACTTTGAAGAAGCTATACTGCGGGGATAGCAATGATCTAGAACGTCAGCGCCACCAGCACAGGATATGACATATGGCGGTCAGGTGCAGTTACAGGCAGCGGCCAGCTTTCAGATTGCCTCTATGACCAGCAACGCTATCAGCAATTCATCCCGGCAGGTTTCACAGCGTACAGACGGATTGACAATATCGAGATCCAGACACGGGCCACCGATGCGAAAGGTATAGTGCAGGAGATCCCTGAAGCCTGAAACATATTACGTGGCATTTTGATGATGGCCTGAGAATGTAGAGTGCCCGCTATCCCCCTGCCTGGAATCTGCAAAAAATTACGGGCAGGGGCTGTACAATGTTTACACTCTGACCTTTCACCGCGTATTATTCCCTGTAAAGACCGCAACGGACGATAGCACAAGGAGTGTGTCACGATGGCCGGACTACAGCTCCCCTGCACCCTATTCAAAACCCGGAAGTGGATGGACGACTACAGCGCCAGTGATATGCGCTGCGGCGATCTGACCGAAGCACAGTTAAAGTCCCATCACCGGCTGGATTATATTTCTGACCGGGTTGATCCCTGGACGCTTACCAGACGTTCCGCAATGGATCGTCCTCAGTCCATATTCTGCTGTAATTTACGCGGCCAGGGGGAAAAGATTACCCGCCAGCAGTGCGCCGCAATGCTGTTTGACGAGTTCCGCTCATTATCCCGCAAATTCTCGCTTTACGGGCCCTACAGCCACCTGATCGAAAAGATGATCGCTCACATGCAGCACGGCGACGGTACCCCCTTCCGTGATATCTCGCTGGACCGGGCATTGAAAGAGCATATTATCAGGGATAACTCCAGGGAAAATAGTACAAGGTTATTATTGAAAGAGGTGTTTGATACCTATATAGATTGGCATAAAAAATATTACCCAACCAATCAAAAAAGCGAACTACCAAAAGCCATTCTTGAAGGACGATTACCTAAATTTGACAGATTTCAGGATAATTTTAACGGCATGGGTATTACCGTTCATGATACCTGGGCAACACATGTATCCTTAAGGTCACTGCACATCGATAATGACCGTTATCGGGCGGTGGTGCATTACAAGGTACAGGATCATTTTGGTCTGGACAGCGACGATATACTGAAAACAAAATTCAGCCAGTTTCATTTCTTCCGCATCTGGTTTGTTCTCCAGCGGTACAATCAGTTTGGCTTCAAGCCATTCATGACCAATATAGAAGCCACTGTAGAGATTACTGGGGGTCGTAATGAAAGTTAAATATAAGACAACTCTATTCGCGCTGTCGTTCTTCGCTTGTCTGCTACTAGCCTGCGTACGCTGGCTGTCACTGCGTACGGTAGAAATCCTCCCTGTACACGAAAACGGTAATCACAGCTATATTTTAGTGAAAAAATTTCCTTTTACGGATAAAGGGAGAATAAATTGGTGGCTGGAAAACAAGGATATGCTAAAAAATAAGCATGAAGTCCCCCAGCCTGACACTGATGGTTTCTTTACTGTTGTTTTTTGGGATTTTGGTGATGGTTATAAAGAAGAAGGTAAATATGACAGATTTTGTTTCGAGGATATGAAAACTCCAAAAAACTGTATAGAAAAAAATAAAGTTTTTACTGTCAGTTACGGTAGGAATATGGGACTCTCTTTTACTACTAATAATAAAATATATCGCATGAAAGAAAACGGACAGATCGTAAAAGAGGTGGCCGATTAA